CTATTCATACTGATATGAGTCTTTCCCAAAAATAGAGCACCAGCTATGACAACTATCAGTACTATTAAAACTCCCCACCAAGGGAGTGAAAAGAATGTTTTCATACGATTGTATTTATACTGAGTGATGAGTTGAACTTTAACTCGGTAGAGTTAAATCTCCTTTTGGCAAACCAGTAGGTTTAAGAACTGGGTCATCAATGAAGATCTTTGACCAGTCAAATTCAAAGGTCTGACCTGCCAGATGTTTTTGCCGGGCACCCATAGTAACACCTTCTGTAGTGCGAAAGCTGATAAACATCTTATCAGGTGTACCTGGTGCTCCTGGTTTACGGTACATATAGCCAATAGCATCCGCCATAGCCGCAATGATCTGAGCTAACTTTCCAGTTAGAGAAATATCCTGTGAGGTTACAACAACTCCTCCTTTATTAGTCTCCTTCTCAGCAAGGTGGGATACAATGATGAGTGTCTTACAACAGGCAGCAATATCGAGTACCTTTTTCTTGACCCCTTCTCGCAGGTGATAATAACCACCTCCATGGTCGAGATCCATTATTGAATCTCCTTCAAACTTTTTTCCCAATGTAGAAGCCTTATACTCAGTCGTTTTCCAGGGAATAACCTTTTCTTCCAGTGAGTCAATTGTGTCCAGGGCCAGGTACCGATATGGAAAGATCCCATCTCCAGGATATGGCTCAGGCTCCTTCTTAAGACGCGCAACTTTATTAGCTTCTACTCTTCTGGCCCCCTCTGTCCGAATAGCTGCAAGAATATCATCCAGCTCCTTTATACTGGAAAACTTCAACTTCTTACCTTGGTAAATATCTGTACCATTTTCGCCGTCCAGATCACAGCAACCTGGTAGTTTCATAATCTCACCAGTCTTCCCAACCTTCTTAGCGCCATATACTATCAGTATGGCCGGGTCAACTCGAAGGGCTGGTGCTGGACTTTCATCTGTAGGGAGAATAATTGCCATAGTTGTTATTGAGTTTTTGGTGAAAATGATTGGGTGACTTTTTCTAGCTGATCAACCTTATCATAGTAAGGCTGCATAGCCATTTCGTTGAGTGGATCCTGTGGAAGTTCTTCAAAAACTCCCGCAATTGGGTTCATGAACAAGGGAATCATCCTACTGGCGGGGCCATACCGGTGCTTCATGATATGAAGAGCCAGAAAGTAATTCAACAGTCGCTCGATGTCATATTTCTTATAGGTCTTCTCATCGAACATAACAGGTGACACAAGACCAAATACGACATCTGCATCGCGATAGGTGTACTTACTATCACCGAAGTCTATTCGTTGTGGTGCAAGTACTTCAGCTCCTTTCTTACCCATCCGGTGAGTACTCATCAGGTCAGTAGCAAACTGCTGCAAGTTGATGATGATAGTATCGAATGTGTTCCTCAAAAACACATCGTAGACACTGAATTTATCAATGACTGCTTTCAATCCAGATACACCCTTCTCCTCATGACCAAGAGCCATGTGATCACAGACCTTGATTACAACCTGTTGTGGATTTTTGGGAGTATACCCCCGGATGAACCCCTTCCCCTTTGATCCTTTTGGTGGAGGATCGCGGTGTATAGTGCCTATAGATTCGTACAATTCTACCATATGATTCAACACCCAGGTAGGGTGTACACCCCCTTCAATGATCTCACAATCCTGCAAAAACTGATCAACATATCGTTTAGCCATACGGATAAGCTGTTGATGATCATCACTGACCAGCATACCGGTAATCCTACCCATGATGTAGTCACTGGGAATATCCAAGCCATACAGGAATTTCAGAAAAGTGGATACCCACCGGGCGATTTTTTCTCGCTTTGAGATCTCAAAGGATAAGTACACGATCTTGATAGGTATCTCCTTGTTTTTGCAGTCGAGCCATAGTGAGATCACGAACATGAAGTCTGCGAGAGTAGTTTTACCTACACCTGAGTCGGCACCAATGAGATAGTATCGACCCCGGTGTGTACCATACAGAAAGTTATTGATCCGGTCCAGGCCATTGGCAAAGCCAGTTGATAATCCTTGTCTTCCTTTGTCTACCGCTACTGTAAATACGTCAGGCTTCTTATCCCAGTTGTCATCACCCAATACGATCCCGGGTAAATGGTTTGGCTGCATCTATCTGTTGTTTAATAGTTTCTATTTGTTGTTCCACCGATTGATTCTTCATTACGTCATAGTCCAGGCGCCAATGTCCTTCCGTAATGTAGTTGCCTATCTTCTTTTTGTACCTGGGGGATCCTTGATAATAAACTATAGTGACCTTAACCAGTAGAGAATACTTAATACCACTGCGGATCAGGTCACGGAAGTGTTTCATCCCATCTTCAGTATACTTGTTCAGATCATAGAGGGTACCATCTCCAGTTTCTCCATACCGTGGAATCTTACAATCCATAATGAACTTGGTATAGATCTCCGTCCAGGATCCCTGCAATGTTTCTCCATCTATCCCAACAAGTATAGCCTCAACTACAGGTATTTCATTGAGCTTCTTTGTAGGACGGTACTTTCCTTTGACTATCTCCAGATAGTCATTCTGCACTAGTAAATCCAGTGCAGCTTTTGATTGTTCATCCATAAAAGTGACTGTTTTTGGGTAGTAAAGTGGGACATCCAAAGTAGTGAATGCCCCTGTAATTTCCAAGCAACTTCACAGAAGAATTATGTCACATAATTCAAGTAAGAATCGTATACAATACGCTTTCTATCGAAGTCAGCCAGCGCTTTGGTTGCCCAGTCCTGGTCTTTGGTCCCCTGAGCTACAATGATGTAGACCATAGGTGTATGACCAGGCCGATACCGCAAAACTCGGCCAATCCTTTGGGTAAGATCACGCTCATTACTATTGAGTTGTACAACGATAGCCTGATCCATCTCTTCGATGTTGTGGCCCTCATTGACAGCGTTGACCACCCCCAGGTAATTGATCTGCTGATTTTTGAAGACAGTAAGCATATCCCGCTTCTTATCCTCTGGAGATGAGTTATACACATTGTTTCCACATAGTTCTCTACTCTGTTCGATGGAACCACAGAAGATAAGTGTTCTCTTACCTGGCAGTACCTTCTCCATGAGCTTCTTGGCTACCCTGGTTTTTGAAGGCAGGTTACACAAAAACCGCATACGGATACCATACATGGACTGTGCCCACTTGGAATTGGGATTCTTGCGGCTGGCAATCTGAGCCTTCATCACCTGCTTGTTGATGTATTCATAAGATGCCTGTTCGGTAGTCAAAAAGGGATTCTTTTTGGTGCCGGCAGGAATCTCTTTGAGGATCTTTTCCAGAGGTACCATGATCAGCCGAATTTCATATGGCGGGATGATCCCGTCACTGACGGCCTGATCCAGGCTGTATCGAAAACATACTGGTGCTATCTGTTGGAAGATCTCATACTTTATCTTATCGCGGTCCTTATCTGGCTCTGTAGCCGTGAGACCCATTACCTCCTCTGCCATGTTATCGGCAAAGAACTGGGTGATAGATACTGGAACAAAGACCTTTGGGTCGTACTTATAGTCATCACCAAACATCTTCTTTAATTGTTCCTCAGTAGCTCGCTCCTGAAATCCCTCTGCATTAAGTGAAGTCAACCGGTGAACTTCGTCCAGGATTACCAGCTTGTACTTATTGCCCTTCTCATTTTTGAGTGAGGCAAAGCAGATACGTTTGACCAATTTGTCTACATAGGCCATTGGCATGCCCCACTTCATAAACTCTGCAGGCCAGTTTTCATCGCGAAGTTTTTCAGTAGGAGTTACCAATAAGACTTCACCAGAAACTGGACTACCTCCAGCTATTTCCATTACTCGTCTAACCGCCAGCTTGCTCTTACCAACACCGGTAGCCATTACAATACTGGCTTTTCTACCGGCATTCTCCCAGGCCCGGTACGCGGAATCCTGCACAGCTGCCCGGATAAGGTTTACATCAATTTGTGTTGTATCCATGACCTGATTTTTGAAGATGATTAATTACTGTACAATGTACAGCATGTTCTTTGCCCTGGTAGCCCCCACGTATATGATCCTGTTACGCTCTTCCAGTCTCGGGTTTTTGACAATATCCCACATAGCCAGCATACAGTTAGTGTAGGTAGAGCCTTGAGCTTTATGCGCGGTGACGGCATAGTTGTACTTCACCTTTGCAAAAATCCCATCCAGGTAGAAGAAATGTTTCCACATCTCAGAACGTTCAGTACCAAACGGAGCAGCGAAAGCTGATTTCTTGACAGCTTCCATCATGTTTTTGATCTCAGGTGCAGCACGTTCATGGGCAATATAAAGTTCTACCTCTTTCCAATCTCCTTTGACTGTACGGAAACGAGCCTTTGTCTGATAGATCTGTGGATTGATAGACTTCTCTGTATATCCCATGGGCGTCCACAGTTTATACCTGACAGCTTTCTTGACCACTTCATAGGAAGCCACTTCCAGTTCCTCGTTGGTAGGCAATGCAAATCCATTAGTACCAGGTACAATATAACGCTCATCCAGGATCAACTTCTCACCATTTACGATTAGTGGAAGTGCAAGCATACCTTCTGGTAC